GCGGCAAGGTCGAGCATGTCCTGCGCGCCCTTTTTCAGTGCGGCTGCACGACCACCTTCTTCAACGAGGTTTCGATATTCTTCGGCCAGCCTCCTGACTTCTGGTGAGACATAATTGGCAAGTTGATTGGCAAAGTCTCCGAAGGCTTTTGATACCAGTTCATTGGCAATCTTCTGTGCCCAAATTGATTTCTCTAGTTCCTTGTTGGCATCCTTGACCCTTGTGATGGAATCAACATTTGTGCGTAGGTGCTTGTTTAGGTCTTTCCAAAGCTGGGTTCGATTGGCCATTATCTGGATTTCGTTTTCGGCCTCACGACGGGCTATGATCTCTGCCTTGGCACGACTGGTCATTATCTCCACGAACGCACGTGCTTGCATTCCTGTATAGCCGTAGGCCAGGGCAAGTTTCCGCATGGATTCTTCGTCTGCCATGACAGCCAATTTGGCGTTGGAAAAATCGCCAATTTGTCTTTGCATTTCCTGGTCTAATAGCTCTAGGCTCTGCAATACCTTGGGGGTACTTTCAATCAGGTCATCCAGCCAACCAACACCAGTCACGTCGATCCCAAAGCCCATTTGCAGATCACGCCATGCCTGGGTCATTGATAATTCGTCAAGACCTTCTTTGGCCGCGTCAGTTCCCTTTGCAATTTCATAAAGGCTTTCACTCAGGGCATATCCGCCAAGTTCGGCCTGCTCTAGTTCGCCGACATATTCCCGATATGTCTCCGACGAATCAGCGATGGCTGCGGCTTCTTCTCTATGGGCCTTTTCTTGCGCAGCAAGATATGCAACCACGCCCACCCCAGCAAGTGCAATAAGTCCAGGAATGAGCAGTGCAAGGCTGGCAGACATCGCAGTCTGTGCGCCCATGACCGCCAGTAACGAAGTCTTTAGCGTGTTAAGTCTGGGGATAAGGGTGAGTATAGTGCCGCCAAGGAGTAGCATTCCAGAGCCTAATGTGCCAGTGGTCGCAATGGCGCTTCTAACAGGCGCGTCCAGGTCTATCATGCCGTTGATGACCGACCTGAGTGCGCCGACTCCCACATCAAGCGCGGGTGTCAGTCCTTCTCCGTATGCTTCTTGGAGGTTGGTAATGTCAGTCCTGAGCGACCGAACCTGCTTTGCCGCCGTGCCCATCGCCGCCACATAAGCGCCCTGAATAGATGGTGCCTGCCGCAAGACCTCGTTCAGCGCGGCCTGCTGGCGCTGCTGGACCGTCATGGCTTCGACCGCGATGCCGCTTGTTTGAGCAAACTTCTCGTAGGCAATCTCAAGGTTGACCATGATGCCGTAGGTGCGCAGGATGCGTGGCTGGAGGGTGACGATACCATTGATTAGGCCACCGAGTGCCTTGGAAGAATCTTCCATCGCAAAGGTGGCCGCGTCCTGGGCAAGCCTTGCCAACTCTGTCGCTTTGGTCCAGTCGAGTTGGTAGCGTATTAGTTGGGCAACAGTTTGGTTAGCCATGACGCCAGATAGGTGTAGGGCGCGGATACCAGTAACCTGTTCCTGGACAGCAGCCGAGTTAAGGCTTGCGGCACGCGCATTCTGTTCCTCGGCCTCACCCATGTCGCCAACAGCCATTGCCGCCATAGACGCACCTTCGGCCATGTCTATTGCGTTGGTGCGTGTCACTTCGAGCAGGATTTCCAGTTCTTCGATACGGCTTGCCGTCATCGCGGCTGACAGGGCAAGCGCCTTGCCTGCGGCTCCAACGCCTATCATCGCCAGGCCGACCTTCTTCATGGCCTGCTCGCTCTGTCTCAGGGTTTTCTGGCGCTCATCCTCTGTCTTGTTGGCATCTTCAGTAATCTTGACTTCTTGTCCAAGCGAAGTCGTTAGGGTTTCTACTTGCTGGCCGTAGGCTTCGGTCTGTTCAGCCGTCTTGCCTAAAGCGATGTAGGCTTTCGCTTGTTCTGCGGTCGCTACGTTTGTGGCCGCACTGAACTGTTGGGTAGCGGTACTGGCGCTGCCAAGGGCTGTGAATGTCCCATCAGCAGCCATCATGTACTGCTTGCCCATCTGCGTGACGAGGATGCCGGACTCCTGCGCGGCCTGTCCGGCCTGGGTGGCCGATACCGCGAACTGACCGACGGCCTCGCGTGAGGTATCGACGCCAGCCGCCATGCCCTGGATGGATTGCCCCATCTGCTGTGCGCCCTGGCTAACCGCCTGCGCCACCTGCCCGCTCACAGACGAGATGTTCTGGTTCAGGCCAGCCAGTGCCGCATTAGCGCCATTGATGTCTTTGACAAACTGGTCATAGCCCTCGACGACGAGTTTGACGCCCGCTTCTTTTACCGCCACTTACCCTCGCTTTTTCTGCATCCGCTCCAAGGCCCGCGCCTGCGCATCCTGCCGGTGCATGTCCAGTTCCCGGTGGCGTTGATACCACGCCAGAACCTTTGCCATGAACTTGCCGGAGTAGCCGCCTGAATCCCAGAGGCTCAGGTCAAGATTCGCCGCGTGCGCCGCCTCCCACTCCGTCAGCGCCTGGCTCATCTCGATTCCCGTCTGGATGCTGTGCTTCAGCGGATACTCGCTCAGGTCTACTCCCTCCCTGGTTGCCCAGAAAGGTAGACCGGGCGCGTGCTACCTCCAGCGGATTCAGGCCGTGCAGTTGCCCGACCATCCGCAGGTCGGCACCGGCCACCGCGACGTACCGCTTGTAGCAAAACTTGCGGTCAAAGTCATCCTTCAGGTTAAACCGCTTCAAGTCCAGGTGGCCGAGCCGCTCCAGCATCTTGAGGTTCAGCACCCACTCATCATCGTCCGGTATGCCGTCTATCAACTCGACGCCAAAGAGTACCAGTGCGTCCAGTGTGGCATCGGCGCGGGCCATCATTGCCCTCTCTACCGCCTCGATGTAACGCGGGTCATTCGGGTTCTCTTCCTCGCGTTCCTTGTCGGCAAGCCACACTTTCGGAACATCGGGCATGGGGATGGCCGACTTGATTTCCTCCACCAGTGTGCTCGACACCGGTTTCAGTCGAACGCGAACGCCGGTGGACAGGACGGTTACAGAGTCCTCGTCCTGCCCACCGCTGATTTGCTTGGCCCTATCTCTTACCTGGGCCTTGTGATCTGACATCACGACGCCTCCTTTCTTAGTCGTAAACTAGTCCTGACCAACGACGATGATGCCGTCCGCGCCATTGGCGTTCAGTCCAACACCCACGACAAAGTTCACATCGTAGATGCAGGCAGAAACGGCGTTGATGCGGTCGTTGTCCGGCATCGTCCCCGTGCCTTCCGGCAAGACGTTCCAGGAGTAGCCGCCGTCGTAGGTGCGCAGGATGCGACCTACGGGCGTTGCCGTAGCGTGGGCGAGGTAGCCGATGGCTTCCGACGCAAACGCGATATCGTGAATCACGCCAGCGCCAGAGCCGGGGAAGCCCTTGGCAGTCCAGTTGGCACCCTTGTCGGTGGTGTAGTAGAGGACGCCAGCGGCGCTGCCGACAAACCACGTCAGTTCGTCGATGCACCAGACCGCGTTGAGGTTGACCGCAGGGGCAGGGCTGGTGGCCGCTTGGCCCCACGCCTCACCGTCCTCGGTGTAGATGACGGTGCCGGTGTTGCCAACGGCCACACCAAACTCGTCAGAGATCATCATCACCGCGTTCAGTTGCTGCGCGGTTGCTACACCAGCGTCGAGTACGGTCACACCGGCAGTTAGATCGTCGGTGCGGTAGACGTATCCGCCCGCACCAACGATGTAGAGGTAGCGCCCGCCAACCGCACGGAAGCAGTCTCGCGGAGCCTGGACCACGCCAGTTGTGATCCCTGTCCAGGTTTCGTTAAAGTCAACGTCGTCTACCTCTGACTTCAACGCATAGTTCAGGTTGCCAGCGGCCTCGGAAACGACGACGACATAATCGCCGACGCAGCCGATGGCATCAGGGTTCTGTGCGCTGGACAGGCTGTCGATGTCGTCCGCGTACCAGTTCGAGCCGTCTACCGTGAAGATGATATCAGGTGGTGTGCCAGGGCTACCGCCCTCGGCAAGGCTGATGGCATAGATGTGCTGGCAGCCGCTCGATACTTCGTCGCACTCGCCGCAGGCCACCGCGTCACAGATGACGACATCCACGACCTCGTTGGTCACGATGCTGCCCGCCACTTCCAGGAATGAAAGGGGCAGGATTTCATAGACCGTCTTGGCGCTGATGTCTGCCGATTCGTCCACAGCAGCGCGCTCGTCCGAACCAAGGGCACCAAGGTCGCCGGTAGACCAGGACGAGATATAAGCATTCTCCAAGACAACCGCCTTGGTGAACGTGTTGAATTTGGTCGGGTCGGTGCATTTCCCAAAGTGGATTTGCACGTCCACGCCGCAACCATTTTCTGCCATCCTCAGCAGTTCCGAGGCTACAGACGCGGCGTAGCGACCCGTCAGGGTCGTGGTGGCACGCTCCTCTGCCCCCTTGATGGAATCTACTTCGGTAAAGCCGTCATACTCGGTGCTTGAGGGGCATTCGATGCTGGTGATATCACCGTAGCCCTTGCTCACCCCTCCAGCCCGGAGGCAGCTTTGGTATACTGGCGCATGGTTCGGTCTAGCCCGACCGTCGATTAGGAAGACGCGGGAGAACCCGGTCTTGGCGTAATCAGCCATGTTTGTTTGCCTCCCTATACAGGTTGATCAATCGCTTTCTCACAGCAGAGAGGATTGCGCCCCTCAGCCCATCTTCTGCCCCTCGCCTCTGGACATCTGACCAGGTGTAGAGGCCCTGTGCCGCCAGCGCGTTATGCAGGTCTTGTTTGACCGCTTCCCAGTCGAGCAACTCCAGATTGGGCGGATCGTGGAGTAAGCCCTGTGGGGCCAGTTCATCAGGATCGCCATCACGCACCAACGAACGATGTTTCCAGCCGCGTTGGTCTGTCCATGTTACAGTCCTCATACGGCACCCGCTCCCGCTTGTGAATTACGCACCAGGCGCGAGACGTACTTCCAGGCTTCATACTCTCCACGCCGTGTGCCAAAGGGGTTATCGGTAGCGTCCCACAATATGACATGGGACTCACCGCCTCCGATTCTCGCCAGATCGGTTTGCAGCCACTCGATAAGCGCATTGGCTGAACCGCACTCGCATATTGGCAACCTCAGCCGCGATGTTGCCAGAAACGCGATTGTCCTTGCCCACTCGTTGGACAGGCCATCACACTCCCGGCCTGCCAAGTTTAGCCATGACAGGTCGCCACAGTAGTAGTACAGCTTCACCTGGTCGGGGTCGCGGCACACCGACCATTCATCGCCAACCCATGCGCCCTCGTCCGAGTCATACGTCGCAGGGCCAACCGTCAGGTAGCCAAGTTCGGCATTGCGTATCGTCGCGCAGCCGCACTGGCTTGTAAGCTGGCAATGCGTACAGCCCGTTCCGCCGCAGCATGAGCAGATACCGCTGATGCTGGTTGGCTCTGGCTCCCAGTACATGACCGAACTTATCGCCGTTGGGTCGTTCCATTCCCGGTACACGTCCACCTGCCCGACGTAAACCGCTGCATCCAAGTCCACCGATGGGATTGGCGTCGTGGCGGTGGGTATTGCGTCCCACAAGTCCGGGTCAATAAACTGCCACGCCCAGAATGTGGCCGTGAACGTGCCACCTGTGATGGTCTTGGTCCGCGCCGGTCTAATCTCCCACTCGGGCAGACCATTATGACCGTCAAAGTAGACTTTCACTTCGCACTCGTCGGTCAGGGTAGTGGCACAACTGACAGTGACCGTCTCGTTGAAGCCATCGCCGTCAGCATCAGTGAAGACTGGAACCACTGCGGTATTGATGAGCGTGACGGCCCGTTGCCCAGGCTCGATGATTTTGCCATACTGGGTCTTGATGCTCTTGCTCTGGTAGCGCACATTCCAGCCGCCGACCTCGTACACGTCAGGCCGATGGGGCCTTGGGTACATCTTCACGTCCTGGGCAACCCATGTTGGCGCAGGCCACCAGCCGAGATAGCTGGCGATTTCGTACTCTGCCTGGGCAATCTCCCGCGCCACGTCTTCACGGCCTACGGCGTTGGCATTTTGCCATGCGTACTGAAACACGACATTGGTACACGAATCCATTGGAAACACAATGTCTGATGTACCCTGGCTCCAATGGGCCGGAGAAAAGCCCATGATTGCCGCGTATCGGTCCAGACTCAAGAGCGTCGGTGTTGATGCTCGCGTCATTCTCTAGTCTCCAATATCATTCACAATCTGCCGGTCGTATGTATACATTCCCGGTCGGCACATTCTTTTTGTGTGGCGTCCACGGGCCAATAGCGGACTCAGAACAATCCTCCTCTTCTGGTTCCTCCGATGGCGAGGCAGAGGGACTCGGGCTTGGTGAGGCCGATGGCGTTCCCTCGCTCGGAGAAGCTGATGGAGTTGCCTCTGATGGTGAGGCGCAGGGCGAACCACTTGGCGTAGCCTCAGACGGGCTGGCACTTGGAGAGCCACTAGGTGTTACTTCCGATGGAGAGCCACTAGGTGTCCCCTCAGACGGAGAACCAGATGGCGTACCTTCTGACGGGCTGGCGCTAGGCGTTCCCTCAGACGGCGATCCTGATGGTGTTCCCTCACTCGGGCTGGCGCTGGGTGTTTCTTCTGATGGCGAGGCCGATGGAGAGCCACTTGGAGTGCCCTCTGATGGCGAACCGCTGGGAGTACCCTCGCTTGGGCTTCCAGATGGAGTAGCCTCTGATGGTGAGGCCGACGGCGTGCCTTCACTCGGTGAGCCAGAG